GGAAACCTATAAAAGGTTATTGTTTTGTAAAACCGTTAAAAGCAACAGATAAATTTAATATTGATTCTGAAAAACCATTAGTAGGTATTATAAAATATACAGATGGAGCTTTTAAAACAGGTGATCTAGTAGGATTTACACCTAATAGTGAATATGAATTTATTATTGATGGTGAAAAATTATATAGAGTGTACACTAAATTTATTACAATTAAATATGAATATCAAGGAGACGAAGAAGAATATAATCCAAGCTGGGCGCAAAGCAGTTAACGAGCTGATTAAAGTTGCAGAAGAAAAGATTATTACAAACACTGAAGATGATGTATCAGCTGATAGACTAAAAAACGCGGCAGCTACTAAAAAATTAGCTATATTTGACGCATTTGAAATACTTAACAGAATCCAAGAAGAAGAAAACATACTTGAAGGCAAAGCACCTGAAGAGACAAAGAAAAAAGTATTTAAAGGATTCGCAGAAGGTAGATCTAAGTAATGTACGAGCAAAGTTTAGTTAAGGTTGTAGAGCTTGTAAAGAAAACAACAATTACACGTTTAAACCGTGGTAAAAAATGGAAATATGGATACAATAAAGAACACGATATCGTTGTTATATCAAAGACTGGTCAAATCGGTGAAATACTTGAAATACAAAATTTGCGAATTGCGTTGCCAAAACAACCAGTGCAATTGCACACACATGAATTAAACAAGTGGGTAAAGTTTGAGCAACCAAAAGAATTAAGCAAATTAAAAAACATATTTGATTGGAGGTCGTATCCTGAAGATCAAAAAGAAAAATGGTTCGATTATATAGACGAAGAGTTTAAACGAAGAGAAGAAGGTTTTTGGTTTATGAATAATAATAAACCAACTTATATAGTAGGCACACACTATATGTATTTGCAATGGAGTAAAATAGATGTAGGTGCACCTGATTTTAGAGAAGCAAATAGATTATTCTTTATATTTTGGGAAGCTTGCAAGGCGGACAAAAGATGCTACGGTATGTGCTATTTAAAAAACAGACGTAGTGGTTTTTCTTTTATGAGTTCTGCCGAAACTGTTAACTTAGCTACTATTTCAAGTGATAGTAGATATGGTATATTGTCTAAAACAGGTGCTGATGCTAAAAAAATGTTTACTGATAAAGTAGTACCTATTAGTATTAACTACCCATTTTTCTTTAAACCTATACAAGATGGTATGGACAGGCCAAAAACAGAACTTGCGTATAGAGTACCGGCTAGTAAGTTTACAAGAAAAAAGATAACTAACAACGAACAGCTTGAAGAAATAGAAGGTTTAGATACTACTATTGACTGGAAGAATACAGGTGATAATAGTTATGACGGTGAAAAGCTAGCTTTGTTAGTGCATGATGAAAGTGGTAAGTGGGAAAGACCTGATAATATATTAAACAACTGGAGAGTTACAAAAACATGTCTTAGATTAGGTAGTAGAATTATTGGTAAGTGTATGATGGGCTCAACTTCTAACTCTCTAGATAAAGGTGGAGATAACTTTAAAAAATTATACAATGCATCAGATGTCACTAAAAGAAATAGAAATGGTCAAACAGCATCTGGTCTATATTCTTTGTTTATCCCAATGGAATGGAACTACGAAGGATTTATTGATGAGTACGGAGTTCCAGTATTCAATACTCCTAACATCGACGTGTTTGCCCCAGATGGTGAACTAATAGATATAGGTGTAATAGACCACTGGCAAAATGAAGCAGATGGTTTAAAAAAAGATCAAGATGCTTTAAACGAGTTTTACAGACAGTTTCCAAGAACTGAAGAACATGCGTTTAGAGATGAAACAAAAAATAGTATATTTAACTTAGTAAAAATATACGAACAAATCGATTACAATGAAGAGATGTCTAGAACATTAGGTATAACTCAAGGTAATTTTCAATGGGTCAATGGAGTAAAAGACTCGCAAGTTATATTCTATCCTGATCAAAATGGTAGATTTAAATTAAGTTGGGTACCGCCTCAACAATTACAGAATAGAGTGGTTATTAAAAACGGAATAAAATATCCTGGTAATGAACACATGGGAGCATTTGGTTGTGACTCTTATGATATATCAGGAACCGTAGATGGTAAAGGATCTAAAGGAGCATTACACGGCTTAACCAGGTTTAGTATGGAGGACGCTCCTGCGAATAGCTTCTTTTTAGAATACTTGTCAAGACCACCTACGGCAGAAATATTTTTTGAAGATGTATTAATGGCATTAGTATTTTATGGCATGCCAATACTTGCAGAGAATAATAAACCACGTCTTTTGTACTATTTAAGGCGTAGAGGTTATAGAGGTTTTAGTATGAACCGACCCGATAAGCTTTGGAATAAACTATCAACGGCAGAAAAAGAAGTTGGTGGTATACCAAACTCAAGCGAAGATATAAAACAAGCTCATGCTGCTGCTATTGAAATGTACATACAAGATCATGTAGGTATGAATCAAGATGGTAGTTTTGGTAATTTGTACTTTAACGAATTATTAAACGATTGGGCTAAATTTGATATAAACAAAAGAACAAGTTTTGACGCTTCTATAAGTAGCGGTTTAGCTATAATGGCTAACAATAGACATTTATACAGGCCAAACGCAAAAGTTGAAAAACCAAAACTAAATATAAATATTTCTAAGTATTCTAATACTGGAACTAATTCAAAAATAATAAAATAACATGGCATATTCTAGTAAAAGTTATTTTCCTAGTCAAACTGTAAGTGACGCTGAAAAGCTAAGTTACGATTACGGCTTAAAAGTTGCTAAAGCTATAGAGACAGAGTGGTTTAATAATGACCGTAGTCTTAATAGATATATGACTAACCGTAAAAATTACCACAGTCTAAGGCTCTATGCTAGAGGAGAGCAATCAATACAAAAATATAAAGATGAGTTATCTATAAACGGTGACTTAAGCTACTTAAACCTTGATTGGAAACCTGTACCTATTATACCTAAGTTTGTAGACATACTTGTTAACGGTATGTCTGAAAGACTATATGATATAAAAGTATATTCTCAAGATCAGTATGGTGTTGAAAAAAGAACTGAGTATATGCAAGGCTTGTTAACAGATATGCGACTTAAAGGTTTAAACGATTTTACAGAAGAAGCCTTTGGTATGCAAATTACAGAAAACGAGCCTGATTCTCTACCTGAAAGCGAAGAAGAATTACAATTGCATATGCAGTTAAATTACAAGCAAGCTGTAGAAATAGCTCAAGAACAAGCTATAAACACGTTATTTGAAGGTAGTAATTACGAGTTAATAAAGAAAAGGTTTTACTACGATTTAGCAGTGCTTGGTATTGGAGCAACTAAAACTTCTTTTAATACTTCTGAAGGCGCAATAGTAGAATATGTTGATCCAGCTAATCTAGTATACTCTTATACGGAATCACCTTACTTTGATGATATATATTATGTAGGTGAAGTTAAATCTATACCTGTTAACGAACTAGCTAAACAGTTTCCTCATTTAACAGAGTCTGATTTAGAGGAGATAATGAAGAACAAAAACTACAATAAAAATAATTATCAAACTAGATATAGTGTAGACAAAAACGATAACAATACCATACAAGTTTTATATTTTAATTTTAAAACTTATATGAACGAAGTTTATAAAGTTAAAGAAACAGGTACTGGTTCTATGAAAATAATACCAAAAGATGATAGTTTTGATCCACCTGAAAATGTAGAGTTTAACTTTTCTAAATTACAAAGATCTATAGAGACTTTATACGAAGGAGCTTTAATACTTGGAACTGATAAATTACTTAAATGGGAAATGTCTTCTAATATGATGCGACCTAAAAGTGATTATACTAAAGTTAAAATGAATTATTGTTTAGTAGCGCCACGTATGTATCAAGGTCGTATAGAGTCACTTGTAAGTAGAATAACTGGTTTTGCTGATATGATACAGCTTACGCATTTAAAACTACAACAAGTTATGGCTCGTATGATACCTGATGGAGTTTATTTAGACGCTGATGGTTTAGCTGAAATAGATTTAGGTAACGGTACAAACTATAATCCACAAGAAGCTTTAAACATGTTCTTCCAAACAGGTAGTGTTATTGG